GCAGAATACGTACCGTCGTTAGCAGAGAATCCAGTTGGAGTCTCGTTATAGAATGCTTCGTTGGTGAATACGTTTGGAGTTGCACCGTTACCATCGCGGTCAGCACCACGGTGGGAGCGCATTGCGAAGATAAGTCCAGTAGGACCAGACATTGGTTGGACACCGCAGATGTCATATGCCATCAACTTAGGCATAGAACGGCGGATGAGGCTGATTAGAACAGGGTCGAAACCAGCAACTGGTGGGTTAGCGCCTGAACCTGAGAAACCACCATTACCAGCAGAGTTGGTTGGAGTTTCAGTGATGAGACCACGCTCTTCACGCATGAAGCGCTCTTGGTTCTCTAGAAGTACAGCGGTGACTGCACGTCTGTGGTTATCTTTGATGTTATCAAGACCAGAGTGCTCGAGTACAGGAGCCCACTTCTCTTGAAGGGATTCTGAATTATACATTTTGGATTTTCTCCTAGTTGTTTGTTATGTTAGGAATCTAAGATTATTTATGGAAAAACTCACTTAGACCACTTGGAAAGTGCAGCGGCATACGCAGCCATAGGACCTTCTTCCGCGATTACTTGAGTTTCTGTGACAAGATCTTCAGATGAAGAAGCTTGTGCTTTAGGGAAATAGTTTTCCTTGATCGTTTCGATCTTTTCACGATAAGATTCTTCACTAACGAACTCAACACCTTCTGCGAGAGAGGCAAGCTTTTCTTTTTGTGTCTGAGCAAGACCTTCGGAAATGTCTGCAATTACTCCATTTTTAATATAAGTTCCGAGTGTCTGATTGAGCCCAACGTTAGTTTCGATTTGCTCGTTGAGTTTCTCTTCCATTTGATCTAGTTTCTCGGACATTTCGCCGAGAACGTCATACTTATCTTCAGGGATATCGACATAATGTGATTCAAAGAGTTCCTTGAGACCAAGGATGAACTCTTCACTCAATTCACTGCGGAGACCGTTGTCAACCGCAATCTGATTTTCCTTGACCCATTGCTCAGCAACGTAGTCAAGATGTGCTTCAACTCTAGTTTCAACAGACTCTTTAACTTCAGCAACTTCTTCCTGAAGTTTTTCTTCAAAAGTCTTTTGAATCTTTTCTACTTCTTCAACAACCTTCGCCTTAACAGCGGCTTCAAAGATTGTTGCAGCTTTGAATTTGAATTCGTCGGAGAACTCTTCTCCTTGTAGAAGTGCTTCAACATCTTGTGAGACATCGATAGAGATCTCTTCTACTTCTTCGGTCTCCTCTTTAACGCCCTTTTGACCAGGTGCGGAACCCTGAAGGGTTGGCATTGGATCAGCAGCGCCACCAGTCTTGTTAACTACGTTAGAAACTTTCGATGCTTTTGCAGAAACTTTCTTACCAGGAGTTTCCTCCGTATCTGGTGATGGTTTTGTGAGTGGACCGCCAAGATCTTCAGCAGAACCAGTCTGACCTGGTACAGTGTTGTCAATCTTTGGCATAGGATCTCCGGCTTTTGCGTTAGCAGTTACCGAAGACTCTTCTAATTCAGTATGTTTATCGGACATGGTTTCTCCTCTGAAGAAAATGGTATTTTCTAATAGTATTTATGAAATTTTTATGTTACGAAGGAAGCTTTCAAAGACTTTTAACTTCCTTTCCGTCAAGTCGTTCATAGAAGAAGACTCGATGTGGCGCTTGGCAGTCTCAAGATCTTGGTTATGCCAGATCCCATTGTTCCAAACCCACTCTGTTCCCTCCATGATACCCTCAACGAAAGCGTCAGGTGCGGAAGGATCTGCTACAATGTCAGCAGCAGTAGAGAGCATAAAATCATCTTTAACGATATTGACATCACCCTTCCTTTCAATGGATCCAAGTCCTCTAGAAGATACGCCAAGTTTTACTCCCTCGTCTAACAAGTTCTTCGCGATTTTACCCATTGGGGTTTCGAGAAGTTTTGCTTTACCGATGAAGTTCTTTCCTTCAGCGCGCAATGATACGATTTTATGTGATACTCGATCTAAATTGATGGTTGGACCATCAGGATGACCAAGTTCACCCAAGGCCCTACCTCTTTGAATGTAGTTTTCATTATACTTTGACACCTCACGGTCTAGAGTATCAAAAGGATACATCCTCCCGTTGCGGTTTCTAATGTCAGATTGAAGGAAAACTCCCTCAATAAAATGACTCTTTTTACCGTTAGCGTCTTCAGTAATAAACTGAACGTCTACAATTTCTTCTGAGATAAGTTTCATTGTTCTGTTGTTTCCTCGGGTTCTTGTGGTACTTCAGGTTCTTCATTATCAACAGATGCCTCTGGAGTTTCATCCGCGAGGTTAGTTTCAGTGTCCTGAGTCTTTTCAGCATCAGGATCAAAGAAGTGTTTCGCAATTTCTACCTTGCGAGCTTGCAATTGCTCAGAACTTTTTCCGTAAAGAGCATCATAAATTTTTTCGTTAGCATTGAAATTATCTTTGCTTAGAATCGCGTCAACAATTTCTTTTGATTGTGCAGTCATAATGTATATTCAACCTACTCTTTTATTTATCAAATATTTCCCTTGTTATAGTCAGAAGGGGAGATGGCAGCAGCAAAAGCACTATCTAAATCTCCTCCTCCACCACCATTTTCCGCACCGCCTTCAGCGGGAGGGAGTTGACCACCCATCTCATCACCCATCATCGCCATTGGATCTTGAATGATTCCTAGTGATTTTTCTCTCTCAATTTGAATATCCATCTCTTCAATCTCTTCATCAGTGAAGTGAAGAACTTGCTTACGAATGTATTCTGCGGAGAAATATTTACCGATATATGGTTCCATCATTCCAACAGAGTTTAATCTTTCTGTTAGAAGTTCGTTATCCTTTAATTCAGTAAAGTGATTGTCAAAGATATAATCATATTGAATATTTTCTTTTAACTCTTCCCAATCCTCAAGAGTCATAATACCCTTAAGAACTAGTTGAGTTTTTAAAAGATCATGAAAGAGTTCGGAGAACTTTTTGCGGAGACGACCAACAAATTTAGCAAACTTAAGTTCGTCTCTGGTAATCTCGTTTGTTCTTCCGATTGTGAAAGACGATTCTTGCTCAAGTCTTGAGAGAGGAATATTCAAAGACTTGTAGAGTTTCTTCTGGAAATACTTGACATCCTCTAGTTCACCTAGATTCTGTCCACCAGGTAGAGTTGTGATCTCAGTACCACGACCACCTTCTCTACGAGGTAACCAGAAATCCTCAAGCATAGACATATGCTTACGGTCATCACGTACTTCACCAGTCGCTGAATCATATACTAACTTATTACGATAGCGATTCATCACTTCGCGGAGATATTGTTCCGCTTTCATTTTTGGTAGATTACCAACATCAATATAGAAAATACGGCGTTCAGGAGCACGTGACAATCTATATATGACGAGAGAATCTTCGATCATTCTGAGTTGATTGATCGCTTTAATTGCTTTGTGTAGGTATGATAGAACAGTATTTCTGTTATGATCCATCAAACCAGAGTTCACGGAACAGATTGCATCATTCGCAATCTTCAAACCCTTTGCTTGAGTTGTCTTATATCCGTGTGGGAAATACATGTAGTATTCAAGAACTTCACCGTAGTCAAACTTCTCTCCGGCTGGTCCCTTTTCAATATTAGCAAGAGCGTCCTTTTTCTTTACAACTTCTCTTACTTTCTTGATCTTAAGTGCGTCAATATATCTTAGTTCTTTGATTCCTTCCTGAGGATTTTCAAAGTCAATCATTTTATGGTAGTGCATTCTACCATCGATATACCAACGACGGAAAATATCATGACACTTTTTATCAAAATCCAATAACTTTAGAATGTGTCTAAATTCTTCTCTAATTTGTTTCTTAATCTTATCACCAACTTCCAGGTTAGACAGCTCAATATTTACAGGAGCAAAGTCTAGATCACTACTAATAGATTCATTAATAATATCATCAATAGCACTATCACACTCTGGGTGGAGTGCAATCTCTCTATACTTTTTAATTAACTCAAAGTCATTATTATTTTTAGGAATGCCATCAATATCTACATACTGACCAAAGTAGGCACCCGCAGCAACTGTGCTGGTGCCTTCATCATTATTTGGAGGAGCGGGTGAATAAAGTTTTTCTTTTTTCTTACGCTCCTCAATTGAGAACCCAAATAACTGAGTCATAGTATAAAGTCTAATCTTTCTCTATTATTTATCAAGCACCAGTATCAAGGCTTGGTTTAGAGACTTCATAGTAGTTATACTGGAATTCTACGGTGAATTCTTCAATCTGATCATTCGACTCATAAGAGAGATCGATTGCAGATAGTGAAGAAGGCCATGCATCGTAGAACTTATATGCACGGATGACTTCCATGCCATCGCGACCCTGAGCGTTCATTGACTGTGGGGTCTTATTTGGTTTCTGCTGGTCTCTACCTAGTTGGAAGACCTCAAGGTCTACACAGTAACCAGGATTGTCATCACCGAAACCGAGTTGTGATACGTTTTCGGTCAATGCATTGATACCTCTGGACCAGGTTTCAAACGCCTTACGGATACCGAACTGACCGTCATTGACAACAGTTACGGACCATGGTTCAAAGGTTCTGTCTCCAGCAACCTTGAGCATTCTACCTCTGAAAGGAACATCAATTGTTCCGATCGTTGATGCAGGTAGTTGAGCAGTCTTTACAAGAAATTCTGCTCTCTCTGTGATGACGTTTGAAGAATCGACCGTCTCGATGTCGGCGATTGTATTGAGCGTTGTTGGGAAGTTGAGGCGGACCAAGAACAGATTAGGCCTTGCGCCACCATTAATGAGTTTTGTCTTAAACTCCGAAATACCTCTTGCCATTTTTCTTTATCTCCTAGTGTAATTTAGCGAAAGGGGAACGAATTAGTTTGTAAGTTCGTTGAACGAAACACCAGTTCTAGTGGCGACAAACGTGATAGTGATGTAGTTAATTGTGCGAGCTGGTTTGATGAAGATTTCAGCAACTAACTCATTTCTATCAATAACATCTGCAGTGTTGTTTGAAGTATCACAAACAACTAGGAAATCATAGATACCTCTTCTACCTTGAACACCTCTTAGATAAGGTTCGATAGCAGCTCTGAATCCAGATCTTGTGAGTTCATCGTTGATCTCAAAGAGTTGATACTTGGAGAAGTTCGCAATGTTCTTCTCAAGTTCAATAAAGAGACGACGAACGTTGATTCTGTCGAATGCGGAAGGAGATGCGAGACCAGTCTTGTCTCCGAAGAGAACAATACCTTGACCAGGGAATGCAACGATTGGGTTGATTCTGTCAGTGTAGAGTCTATCTCTTTCTGCCTGTTTTGGACTGTAAGCAAGTTTTGTTGCGTTACGGACTTGTCCTCTGTTGTATCCAGCAGGGGAGAACCAAGTTTCAGAGTTGTTGGTAGTAGCAATACACAAACCAGCAGTGTCTGCAGCACAAGGTACATAACGATAAACATCATTGTACTTATCGTAGATGTACTTGTAACCAGAGTCAAACATCGCGTAGGATGTGCTTGGTAGTGTTCTGAAGAACGCGATGATGTCATCGGTCTTCTTGGTTGATGTGTTGGAGTTAACAACATCAGATCTCTCTGGTGAAGCAACAACTACACAATCTCTTCTCTTCTCTGCAATTGCAATGAGTCTGGAAACAACAGAAGTTGAAATGTGACCAGGAACTAGGAAATCAATGTCTCCGAATAGTTCTGGATCTTCAACTAGATCGTAACCAG